GTATCATGTGTGTTGCTGGTGCAACAACTGTTTGTCCAGATAAGTCTGTTGTTTGACAACTTGGATAAAACACACCAAAATATGGATCAGCAGTAGTAAGTCCATCACCGTTGGCATTTGTTGCCCAATTAGTGATAGCAGTTCCTGTGTCTTGTAAACGCATTGGAGCATCACTTAGAATAAATCCAGTGTTGTTACGCTCATTGTTCAGTGCTACTAGATTGTTTGCTAATTCTTCGTAGTTAGGACAACATAATAGATTAAAGATTTTTTGCTCTTCACGTAGTTCTTGTGCACCATCAACTGATGCTTTAAGAGCCTGTACTACAATATTTCTAACTGCTTTTCTACCTGCATACATAGCACCATTTGATTGTAAACCACTTGCTGTTACCCAAGCGTCTTTTACTGTTGGTAATGCTCCATATGTAGAAAATGGAAAGTCTGAAGAATTAAAATAGTCTACTTGAAAGCTCTTTACATTAAATCCACTACGTCTTGTGTTGTATAGCAACATACCAGTTGGATAAAGTGTAGGATCTGGTTTATCAAGATCTACATAGTTACTGGTTAGTAGAGATTCAATTGTTGGAAGATCATCTGTTATAGGATCTGTAGTTCCGTTTCCAGCCCAACGTGCATCTGCAAAAAGTACACCATTTTGTCCAGTTTGATCTGAATTATCAATCAACACCCATTGATCAACTGAATCAACACTCTGCCATCTATAAATCAAAGGCCAGTTATCAAGATCAGCAGTGGAAATCCATAAGTCACCATATACCAATGCACTATCATCACTTTGCTTTGTTGGAGCAGTTGAACTTATAATTGGACCAGCTGGTGAAGTTGTACTTAGGTCATAACCTCTAGCATCGCTAGTAACATTTTGATAACCTTTCCAAGTTCCACCATCCTGTATCATTATATCTACTGGGTTAGTATCACTGTAATACCAATATGTTCCATCTGCTGGATCAATGCTTGGTGCAGTTGAACTTGCAGTATATACTGGAGTTGAACCAAATCCTAATGGAATCCAGTTACTCAAAATTACATTACTATCGTTACCTGCTCTAACTTGACCTGTGGTAACTGATGTGCTGATTCCTGCATCTGCAACTGGTGTACCACTTGTGTCTTTAAGCACAATTACACCACCTTCGGTGTGTTCAATTTGAACTGCACCTGTAGATAGTACTCTTGCAGTGGTATTTGCTACGTTTGCGGCAGTAAATGCAGTGACAAAATCAGTTGCAGTAGTTCCACCTAATGTTGCAGTGACCGCAGTAGTAAGAGTATCACTATTTTTAGCACTTGCCTGGATTGTAAATGTTTCTGCATTGGTAAATGTTGGAGTTGTTGTTGTTCCAGTTACAAGAGTTGCTCCTGTAGAGTAACGACTAAAAAACTTTGTTGTATATGTGGTGTTTTCTGATACATCATACTGTGAATATAAAGCACCTGTTACAATATTTGTTCCACCGCCTGCTGGATCTAATGCTTTTAATGCACTCTGATCATTTGCATAAAGAGGATTGTTAATTGTTGTGAATGAGTCTGTTGCTACTGCATACTCTTTAATAACATAGTTTGCACCAAGGTTCACATTGTTTGTTTTAAACCAAACTGAACCTGTTGGATGAGGCTCTGTGTCAAAACTCTGCCATTGCGGATTGCTGTAGTTTGGTCCAAAATGCACAACTGGTGCATAATAAGGCTTATCACCTCTTGAAGTACTTGTTGCAATTCCAACTTCAGTCAACAATGTTGAGTTGTTTCCATCATCGATCATTGCAATACCGTTACCATCATCAGTAGAACCATCATTGGCAGCAGTACTATCTGCATAAATTTCCAATTTATTATCTGAACTTACAAGAGCAGTAATACCTGTTATTGAAGCAGTGTTTATGTCACTTGCAAGTGATGTTAATGTTGTTCCTGAGGCAGTAACAGTTGTATCATTGATTACCATGCTATTACCAGCAGTTATTGTTGGATTAGTAGCAGTACCAATCACAGTTGGCCACGAATTTTTCCAACTATCACTTCCAACAAGGACCCATGAATTAGCAGTAACACTAGCGGCACTATTTCCTGGAGACTTATAGTACATTGGATTGTTTGTATTTGTTGTGTTGATTGCATAATCACCAATACTACCAATTGAATCAAGGGGTACACCACTTGAAGTACCACCGACTAAATCAGCTACATTTGTAATCACTGTTGGAATTTTGTTAGTGAAAACATTTGTTGTCGATGACCACACAAATGCACCATATGCACTGACACCTGTGTCAAACCAGTATGCACCATCTGCAGGATCGCCAGTTGGTCTTGTTGTAGTAGCAGTAAGCTGACTTAAATCAATGTCTGCTCTTTGAACATATGCTCTGTTGCTGATACCAAGTGCTGAATAAGCAGCCAATAAACCGTATTCGTTTAGTTCGTAGCCATTTATGCTTGTACCTGCGGCAGTGCTATAAAAGAATGGGGTACCAAATGTTGCTGATAAATCTCTTTGTGATGTAATCAAGTAAGGCTTATTTGCATTTGCAGCTGTTGTTCCAGCGGCTACGCCTACTCCTGCACCACTCACTTTATTTTGTGCAGTTGCTATCAAAATAAATGGTACTGAATTTGTTGCGGCTGGTAGATAATTACTTTCGTCAATAATGGTAACTTCTACGCCAGGTGATGTTAGTGCCATGTTTCACTTCCTCTGTGTTAAATGTCTTACTGATATTTATAAGAATATACAAATAATTGCCGTAGTGACTGCCCTTTGCAAAGGTTTATGTAACTAAATACCCGTATGAATAGACCAATTTGTAGTGCTTGTAACCGACGGTTAGTGGCAATAAATTACATTAAAGAAAATAAAACACACTTTCGTACAAGGTGTGATAGTTGTATAAGGAAAAAACGCAAAATACGTGCAACAACTCCACGTTGGATGAAAAATGGTTTTAAAAAAAAATTAAGTTGTGATCGATGCGGATTTTATGCAAAAAGTGGAGCACAAATTTTGGTCTTTCACATGGATGGTAACCTGAACAATACAGAATTAACAAATCTGAGAAATATTTGTTTAAACTGTAGTGTTGAGATTACGAAACTTGAACTACCTTGGCGTATTGGTGATTTGATCGAGGACTAATTTTTTTAGATCTTGTATGGTACTATTATTATGAAGAATACAACTGAATTTTGTATTTACATCGATCCATTTATATTCGCTTGGATGAATATCAATATCAATCATTAGATTACTGGTGTTTGGATTGTTATTATCAAAAATTGCTTTTTCAAACCACTCTGGATCATCGCCTCTTTTGATTTGCCAAACCTCACCATCTAATTCTCTAATCATGTTTTGTTCGTTACGAAATCGTACATCAGGCACAACATAATTTCCTGGAGTTTCTATCATGTGTTTTTTAAGTAAACTTACCCAAACGCCATCATAGAATCCATCACGCATACATTCTGTGCCAAACTCTTGTAACACTATTCTTGGTGTAATCGTTCTACCAGTTTCAGCAGTCCAAAAATTGTCAGTCTGCTCTCTCCAATGTCTACTTTCATCAGTATCTCCTTCGAGCATTTCTCTATCCCAACCAAAAATAGTTGCTACACCATCTTTTAATTTATCAGCAAAACTAACTTTTTTAAAACCTTGTTCTACCAATATATCAGCAACTGTTCCTTTACCGCTGCCTATTAGTCCACAAATACCAATTATCATTTTAGACCTACTACTCTAAGATGTTTAAGTGTTTGTTGTAACAAATCAATTTGCCTTCGGCAATCTTCAAGTGCATGATGACTTGCACGTGGTTTTGGCAAATCAGGATATAAACTATACACTGTACGTGCATCTCTCACATTCCAAAACTGCCAAGGCACAGGAAGTTTCAATTGCTTATATGCATTCTCCAGTATTACCATATCAAATGTTGTACCATTGGCCCACGTAAGATTACAATGAAAACATATCTTGCTTAGTTCTTCTAGTGCTTGCTGTAAAGGTATTCTACCCTGTTCTCCAAATGCTTCGTCCTGTGCTTCTTTGGGTTGTGTGGCCCACCATTCAACAGTAGCATCATCTACTTCTCTATCAGGTTGACTATCAACATCAACTCTGGCATAGTAATCTTGTTTTTGATAACCAGTGCTTAAAGGATCAAAGGTTTGAGCGGCGATTGTAAGTATACAGGCGTCTGGTCCTGTTCCTACAGTTTCTATATCTATCATAATATCCATCTTATAATAGTAACAGAATTTAGATAGATGTCAACCTATTTTTTAGTTTTTACAGTTTTTCTAGTTCCAACCGTGCCTTTGAGGCTGGTCTTTGGTGGTTTATATGCACGTTGAACTTTACCACCCGATGATACAGTTTGTTTACGTATCTTATTAAGCATGCCTAGTAGTTTACTTGCTGGATTCACACGTTTCGTTTTTTTGGCTTTACGTGCAGCCTGTTTGCTTTTGGTCTTACGAGTCACTTTCATTTGTGCTCTACGTTTTTGATCTATAGGACTATCGCAGTCTTTGGCGTTTCCGACCACTCGTCCGCGTCTGGTACCACTTGTACAACGCCATTTTGTTTTTAGTTTGTTACCAGTTCTACTAAACACCATTTCATGTTCAGTAATGAATTCTTCTGCTCGCATTAACCAATTACCCAGGTAAGCGGTTGCGAACCATCAACATAGTTTTTAAGTTCTTCGATTTTGGCATCCATGATAGCAGAACCTTCTGCCTTCATCTGTGCACCATTCAAAGCAGTACCACCTTGTGGTCCAGCAATGGTTGCAAACTTTTCTCTAGCTTCACCAATAATCAGTTTACAGTTTCCAATCATGTAGTCTTTTATCCACTGTGATGTAGAAAAGTCTGTTAATAGTTGTACCTCAGGGCGTAGATTATAGCACCAGAGCAGTACAACTTCTCCAGACCCTTTGATGTCACGCATTATTGTGATCTGCTTCGTTGCACTATTAAAATTATAGTTTAAGAAACCACCAAACATTTTCGCAGTTAGTTCTACATACTGACTGTAAAAATCATAGGTAGCAAGCCCTCCCATCTGATTGCCATTTAACAAATATGTGTTAAGTGCTGCAGAACTAAAAGGTTCAAATGCTGAACCTTCTCCGCCATTGCTAAATCCAATTGTACGTCTAAACACCTGCCTAACAGTCATAATTTCGCTTGGCAATGTGTATATGTTTGTGTCTTCTCTAAGAGTTAGAAAGTTATAACTTTCTTCAAATGCATTTTCTGCCCTTTGTCGATATACGCCAATAGCTCTTTGATAAGCACTTTCATAATGACTTGCATCAAGTTCAGTATCAATTATGCCTTCGCCTAACTGTAATTTGATGTAATCAAATACTTCTTGTTTTTTGGTGTCTAATGTTTGATCAAGTGTTTCAGTTGCCATAATACCATCCTATGACAGTATTTATGCGGATCACCAGGCCTTTAGTATAACCACATGCTCGTTGCCTCTACCATTGTATTTTATTTCAGTGGCTT